ACCAGAGGGAAAATATACAGAGGAATTTACCGGACGAGATCAATAATGCTGATGTGGGCCCGAAAGTGGCATCCGTCGGGGTCGAAGTCGATCCCAGGGTTCTGCTTTCGGGTCTTGATTAGAGTTATCTTCTCACTAGTAGGAGTATCCAGACTCTTTTCAAGATGTCGTCAGTTTTCCAAGCTTTTGAGCAGTTCACTCTTGAACAGGATCAGCAGGTGGGAGGAGGTAATTTAGAAGTGCCACCTGAAACTCTCCAGACTACTATCAAGGTTTTCATCCTTAATACCCAAAACCCCCAGATACGCTATCAGATGCTTTGCTTTTGCTTACGAATTATCGCTAGTAATTCTGCGAGAACCGCTCAAAAACATGGAGCTCTCTTGACTATTTTGAGCCTTCCAACTGCAATGATGCAAAATCATATCAGAATTGCCGACAGATCCCCGGACTCTGTGATTGAGAGAATTGAAATTGAAGGGTTTGAGCCAGGCACATACAGGCTGCGTGCCAATGCAAGAACACCAATGACAGCGGGTGAGGTTATTGCCCTGGAGAACATGGCTGAAGATCTGCCGGATACACTCGCTAATCAGACACCTTTCCTTAATCCCAATACTGAGGACGAAATTTGTGATGAAATGGAGAAATTTTTGGATGCAGTGTACAGTGTCTTGATTCAGGTTTGGGTAATGGTCTGTAAAGCAATGACTGCATTTGATCAGCCGACGGGGTCGGATACAAGGAGGCTGGCGAAATATCAGCAACAGGGGAGAATGGACCAAAAGTACCTACTACAGAATGAAGTTCGACGATTGATACAATTGGGCATTAGAGAAAGCTTAACAATAAGGCAATTTCTGGTATTTGAAATGCAAACTGCAAGACGTCAGGGTCCAATCACCAGCAAATACTATGCAATGATTGGAGACATTGCTAGATATATTGAGAATGCGGGGATGGGGCCATTCTTTATGACAATCAAATTTGCTCTTGGCACTCGGTGGCCCCCATTGGCTCTTGCGGCCTTCTCAGGAGAACTAGTAAAGATTAAGGGATTGATGCAACTTTATCGAAGGCTTGGAGACAGAGCCAAGTATATGGCTCTCCTTGAAATGTCTGAAATRATGGATTTCGCCCCAGCAAATTATCAGCTCCTGTTTAGCTATGCTATGGGAATTGGCCGGGTACAAGATCCTCAGCTGCAGGGGTACAATTTTGCACGGCCATTCCTCAATGCTGCATTCTTCCAGCTTGGAATGGAAACAGCAAATCGCCAACAGGGATCAGTTGACCGAGAGATGGCAGAGGAACTGGGACTCACTGACGCCGATAAACGGGAAATGGCTGCCCAACTGACACGACTCACAACTGGCAGAGGTGGAGATGACCAACAGGGTATCGTCAATGTGTTTGGGAGGCGTGCACAGAGACAACAGGTTATTCAGAATCAGGACCAGTTTAGAGTAGTGGAGGAAGAGGAGAGTGAGGAGGAAGAGGAAGAGATTGAAGAACAACCTGTTAGAGGAGCGGCTCCCGCACCAATTCGGCGCCCGAATGATGAAGAGGCTGCTTGGCAGGCAAGGCTAAATGAATTAGAAGGAATGCAGAGGAGACCACACCCTCCCAGACATGTCCAGTTGCACCCACTGCAGCCCGTTCCGGTAGGACTGGCTGCTGCACAGATTCACAGAGAGCCTCCTGCTCAGGAACTGGTTGCTGATTTGGTTGAATGAATTCGCAGCTCCAGCATTGCAGGCTTAAATGATAGTAGACTGCGTTAGTGCTGCTTTTTGCATAGAGTTTTTAAGAAAAAACAAGGGTGGGCCCGAAGAGTGGTACCTCTCGGGTCCTCCCCTCTTCGGGCTCTCCTTGATCTTCGAAGGAATCATACACCCTGTCACTCAAAGCATAGACTAAAGATCCATAGAGCCAACATGGATCCCAGCCCATCAGACGAAGAAATATCCGCCTGGATTGACAAAGGCATGGACACTGTCCAGCACTTCATATCTCAACCCGTAAACCCTCAAAGCTCTCTTGGCAAGAACACCATCAAATCAGGCAATACAAAAATTCTCATAAAATCTGCAGAAAAGAAGTCCAAGGCAACCAAAGACAACGTCACCCAAGAAAGCGCTCCCACACCGCCCCCAAGAGACTACCAATCAGAGAAGAAGGAAGTGGTTCGGCCAAAAATTCGGAAAACTCAGGGTGAGCGGCCTAGGCCCCTCCCTCCTATACCTCAACAGGAGGAATCAATTTATGAAGAAGTGTCTAGGGAAGTTGTAGAAGAGGATCAGCCATTACTCCAACAACAACAAGCCCATGTTCTCAAGGGAAAGCAGAAGATTCTGAGCACCTCTCCAGTGAATCAAGAACCTGATCTTCCAACTGGCCCTGGTGGGCAAGGTTTTAAGAGGGGGTCTCGGTCTCATATCTCAACAACAGGACTCGTCCACTTACGACCAAGGCATAGACGAGAGTTTGACATCAGATGGTATGGCAACAAACCTTGTGTTAGAGAGTGGTGCAACCCTGGCTGTTCCCCTATCAGACCAACTCCAATGCGATATACCTGCACTTGTGGAGAATGCCCTGCAGTCTGCTCCATGTGTGAAGGAGATCCTCAGATACTTGAGAGTGCTGGAGAACCGATTTAATCAAATGGAATCCAAGATTGACAAAATCATAAGCCACCAGAATATATTGACCCAAATTCGGAATGAACAATTAGGACTCAAAGCAAGCATGGCGATGCTTGAGGGGATGATTACATCAATAAAGATAATGGATCCAGGTGTTGGCCCAGGAGCGACTGCTGCTCAAGCCAAAAAATTGTTCAAAGAAGTTCCTGTTGTCATAAGCGGGAACAGCGTGGGAGCAACTGAGTTGACAGAAGCAGCAGAGCTCGAGATTCAGGATCTTGGACGCCCTGTGATACCTCAACAGACTCCGAAAAAGAGAGCTGTTGTTGGTGATAGTGATCTGGCAAGTTACAAACTCACCCTCAAGAATCTGGCCAAAGATTGCATCCCAAATGCACATATCCAGGCTGAATTTGACAAGAAGATCTCATCTATCCGATCTGAGAATGATTTCAAGAAGATCAAGAGAGAGATCCTCAGGGCAGCAACTTAGGAACCCAGCTGCTAAGAGGAAGCTAGCCTCTGTTTGGAATTACCCGCTTTGCTTACACTGTCATTAGTACTAGCTTATAATGTCCGCATGCTAATCCCTCTAATCATGCTTGCATTAAAGTAGGTATTATAATAGATTAGTTTAAGAAAAAATCAAAATGGGTCCGAACCCATAGGACTTCGACCCCGGCCAAGATGGCTCATCGGCAAGCTACTGTGTCGATCAAGGTCAATCATGAAAGTGAGAAAAATCATCTTCGTCCGTTCCCCATCGTTCAACTCCCACCTTCACCTGGGGGGTCAAGGGGTCGGTTAACTCGGCAGATCCGAATCAAAGATTTAACACCAGCCGGATCGACTGAGCCGTCACTGACCTTCATAAACACTTATGGGTTCGCCAAACCGCTTCGCACTAGAACTGAGTTCTTTTCTGAGCTACACAAACCTGATTCCTTACCCAGTGTCACTGCCTGTACATTACCCTTTGGTGCAGGCCCGAACATCGAGCATCCAATGAGATTGTTGGATGAAATTGAAAAAGTACACATTGTCATGAGGAAAAGTGCAAGTGCTAGAGAGGAGATTGTTTTTAATGTATGCCGCCTTCCCCCTATATTAAGCAAACATCACATTGCAACTCAAAAATTAGTATGTATCTCATCTGAGAAATATCTCAAAGCTCCAGGGAAGATGATCTCAGGGATGGATTATAATTATCATATTGCATTCATTTCCGTGGTCTACTGTCCTGCCAGTCTGAAGTTCCGTGTAATGCGCCCATTGCAGCTTTTAAGATCTAGTACGATGAGGAGCATACAGCTAGAAGTGATCTTGGTCATTGAATGCTCAGACAATTCCCCTGCAACTCGCAACCTCATCTTTGATGATGAAAGTAAGACATGGAGAGCATCAGTGTGGTTCCATTTGTGCAACATTCTCAAGAGTAATAAGAGTGCTGAGAAATATGATGACCATTATTTTAATGAGAAGTGCAAGAAGATGGATCTTGAAGTTGGAATCGCAGATATGTGGGGGCCCACATTTCTGGTGAAAGCACACGGGAAGATACCGAAGACTGCACAGGTATACTTTAGCCCTAAAGGTTGGTCTTGTCACCCATTAGTAGATGCTGCCCCTGCTTTGAGCAAAATATTATGGTCCACTGGTGCACGGATTGTAAATGTTAATGCAATCTTACAGCCATCAGATCTTGGGCAATTAGTCCAAGTCTCTGATGTGATCTATCCAAAAGTCAAGATCAACAAGAAACTGATGAATACCGCTCCATCTCGTTGGAATCCAGTTAAGAAGGCAGTCCTGGCATAATGTTGATGATGATTAACCGCTATGGCCTTACTCTTTCCTCAGACAGACTTAGATAGGGAGGAAATACTTATTGCTTATCATGATGAACATTTTGTTTTTTAGAAAAGCTTCAATGGCACTGGGAGCCCAATTGCAAGGCAGAACGACCGCTAAGTACAACAAGAACACAAGTTCATAATCTCTTGCTACTGTCGCATGCTTCTTTCATTGTCTTATTTCATGCCCTATCATTTTCTGCTCATGCACGTATAGTTTAAGAAAAAACTAATATTATTACCTTCGGAAACGGATTACACCCATATCGTATAGAGTCCAGGAACATTGGGCCCGAACCCAGAAGCCCAACCGCCCTGCCCGAATCCGAACTGTACAGCGAGTGCTCACCTCACAATGGCTCCATGCGTATTATTCCTATCATCCCTCTTGTTGATTTCAACCATCAGTCCTTCTCATGGGATCAATCAACCTGCACTGAGACGGATTGGTGCAATAGTATCGTCCGTTAAGCAACTTAAATTTTATTCAAAGACAAAACCGAATTATATAATTGTTAAGCTACTGCCTACAATTAACCTGTCAAAAAGTAATTGTAATCTCACTAGTATCAACAGATATAAAGAATCTGTGATAGAAATTATCAAACCACTGGCTGACAATATTGACAACTTGAATCAGAAATTACTTCCAAAAAATAGAAGGAAAAGGATGGCAGGTGTAGCTATTGGTCTTGCTGCCTTAGGTGTGGCTGCGGCTGCACAAGCAACGGCAGCAGTTGCACTTGTTGAAGCTAGGAAGAATACTCAAATGATACAGTCTTTGGCTGATTCGATTCAAGATACTAATGCGGCAGTGCAAGCTGTCAACATTGGGTTACAAAATAGTGCCGTTGCAATCCAGGCCATCCAAAATCAAATCAATAATGTAATTAATCCGGCTCTAGATCGTCTTAACTGTGAGGTCCTTGATGCTCAGATCGCAAGCATACTTAACCTCTACTTGATCAAATCAGTGACTATTTTCCAGAACCAGTTGACTAATCCTGCTTTACAGCAATTATCAATTCAAATGTTGTCTATAGTTATGCAAGATACAGCAAAAATTCTTGGCAATTTCACCATCGGAGACAAGTTTGACCAACATGATCTTTTAGGTTCTGGATTAATTACAGGACAAGTAGTAGGAGTTAATCTTACTAATCTTCAATTAATAATCGCAGCTTTTATCCCATCAATAGCACCACTACCACAGGCATACATTATTGATTTAATATCTATAACTATTAGTGTAAATGACACTGAAGCAGTAATTCAAATACCTGAAAGAATTATGGAGCATGGGTCGAGTATTTATCAATTTGGTGGGAAGCAATGTGTATACGGTCAATTTTCTGCTTATTGCCCGTTTAGTGATGCAGTTCTGATGACTCAAGATCTTCAACTATGCATGAAAGGCAACATAGAGCATTGCATTTTTAGTTCTGTTTTAGGCTCTTTCCCGAATCGTTTTGCATCAGTTGATGGAGTATTCTATGCTAATTGTAAGTATATGTCATGCGCATGCTCAGATCCTTTGCAGGTTATCCATCAGGATGATAGTGTGAATTTAATGGTAATTGACTCTTCCGTGTGCAGATCTCTCACACTTGGTCATGTGACATTCCCAATTATAGCATTTTCGAATGTGAGTTATCAAATGAAGACTAATATATCTATAGAACAAATGATTGTTACAAGTCCTTTAGATCTATCCACGGAGTTAAAACAAATAAACAATTCAGTTAACATTGCAAATACTTTTCTAGATTCAAGCAATAGGGCATTGAAAACTAGTATTTTTGGGACAAGTTCGCAAATAATACTGATTGTGTTACTCATATTCACATGCTTATTGATTTTATATGTAATATTCCTTACATATATAATCAAAATATTGATCAAAGAAGTCAAGAGACTAAGAGATGGTAACAGCAGGACTGGCAGTAAGTTATCATTTATTAATCCGGATGTGTAAACGCCTAGTGATTGTATGCTAAATTTAGTAAACAGGCCGTTTAATTGATCTCTGACAATTACGATTCTATTAGTATTTTAGTTTTAATAAAAAACCTAGTGGACTGGAAGCCTGGGCCCGACCCCATCAAGTCCAGAAGCCCCCCACAACACCAGTTCGACTCAACCATGCCACCGGTACCAACTGTCTCACAATCAATTGATGAGGGAAGTTTCACTGACATCCCACTGTCACCCGATGACATCAAACATCCATTGTCTAAAAAGACGTGCCGGAAATTGTTTCGAATTGTCACTCTGATTGGAGTAGGGTTAATAAGTATTTTAACAATTATCTCACTTGCACAACAAACCGGAATTCTCAGAAAGGTTGACAGTTCAGATTTCCAAAGTTATGTACAGGAGTCTTTCAAGCAGGTATTAAATCTAATGAAGCAATTCAGCAGCAACTTAAATTCTCTTATTGAAATTACATCTGTTACATTACCGTTTCGTATTGATCAATTCGGAACAGATATTAAAACTCAGGTTGCACAACTTGTGCGGCAATGTAATGCAGTCTGCCGTGGTCCTATAAAGGGCCCGACAACCCAAAATATTGTATACCCAGCATTGTATGAGACAAGCCTCAATAAAACATTAGAGACTAAGAATGTCAGAATACAAGAGGTCAGACAGGAGGTAGACCCAGTGCCAGGTCCGGGTTTATCTAATGGGTGTACTCGTAACCCTTCATTTAGTGTGTACCATGGAGTATGGTGTTATACGCATGCTACTTCCATTGGTAATTGTAATGGCTCATTGGGGACTTCTCAGCTATTCAGGATTGGGAATGTTCTAGAAGGTGATGGTGGAGCACCTTACCATAAATCTCTAGCAACACACTTATTAACAACTAGAAATGTGTCACGACAGTGCTCCGCAACTGCCTCTTATTATGGTTGTTATTTCATCTGTAGTGAGCCCGTCCTGACCGAAAGAGATGATTATGAGACACCAGGGATCGAACCTATTACAATATTCAGGCTTGATCCTGACGGAAATTGGGTTGTGTTCCCTAATATAAATAGATTCACTGAGTACTCACTTAAGGCACTTTACCCTGGTATAGGTAGTGGGGTATTATTTCAAGGGAAGCTAATTTTCCCTATGTATGGTGGCATTGATAAAGAACGGCTGAGTGCATTAGGCCTTGGGAATATAGGATTGATAGAACGGCGTATGGCAGATACCTGTAATCATACAGAAAAAGAACTGGGTAGATCATTCCCGGGTGCTTTCTCAAGCCCATATTATCATGATGCAGTTATGCTTAATTTCTTATTGATATGTGAGATGATTGAGAATCTTCCAGGGGATTGTGACCTGCAGATATTGAACCCAACAAATATGTCTATGGGATCAGAATCCCAGTTGTCCGTTTTAGACAATGAACTATTCCTGTATCAGAGAAGTGCTTCATGGTGGCCATATACTTTAATTTATAGATTGAACATGAGGTACACAGGGAAGTACTTAAAACCAAAATCTATTATCCCAATGGTCATTAAGTCAAACACACGACCTGGTTATGAGGGATGCAATCATGAACGAGTCTGCCCGAAAGTATGTGTCACAGGTGTTTTCCAGGCACCCTGGATTTTGTCAATTGGAAGAGATCACAAGGAAAGAGTATCTAATGTAACTTATATGGTTGCTTGGAGTATGGATAAATCTGACAGGACATATCCTGCAGTATCTGTGTGCGGCTCTGATACATGTAAATTGACTGTTCCATTAGGGGACTCAAAAGTACATTCAGCTTACTCAGTAACAAGATGTTACCTATCAAGGGATCACATGTCAGCATACTGCCTTGTTATATTTGAACTTGATGCTAGACCATGGGCTGAGATGCGCATACAATCTTTCTTATACAAACTAATACTCACTTAGGATTTTCCAGGGTCTATCAAATTATCTCTCTAATTATCTATAACATATTACGTTAATTGTCATCTCTGTGATTACTAATGTCTGAGATTATAATAGATATTATATTGAATATAAATGAATAACATCTTTAAGAAAAAACTGAATTGGGCCAGAATGGCTGCCCCTCAGCAGATCATTCTGCCCGAGGTCCATCTGGACTCTCCCATTGTTCAGAACAAATTACTGTACTTTGTGAGACTAGGTGGCCTTCCATTGCCTGACCTTTTCTTTGAAGACGATTTCTTCCCCGATGTTGATTGGGATCGTGTTCGAAGGGAAGAGAATAGACTTTCATCCAGACTAGAAACTATTAGAAGTAGAATTCTTGCAAAAACTCAAACTGGCTCTGGCTTAAATCCTATCAATAAAACTGCTCCTCTCATCCTTCTCTGGCCTAGCTGTTTAACTCGATTACATCAATTCACATTCCCTGAAGCTTTATCAAGATTTCATGATGCTAACAAAATCATGCAGGCAGCTTGTAATTATCTCTCTGCTGGGCTGACTACTGTCCTCACATCAGTCAGTGAAAAGCTAACTAATAAAACCAATTTGTTTACACACAATGAATCTCAGTGTTTGCATGTCCGATCTCATGATCGCCCTCAAGACCTTAAACAAATATGTGAACAGATGACAAATGCGCAGTGGAAAAGTCAATTTGACTTATGGTTCCTAGTCAGACACCAAATGAGGACATTGATCAATAAGAATAACAACCAATCAACTGACAAATTAGTGATAGAAATGGACAGGAGAGTACAATCAATAATTATCACGCCAGAATTAGTGGCTCTTTGGGACAGAGAAGATAACTTTTTGACTTACCTGACATTCGAGATGGTTCTCATGGTATGTGACCTGTACGAAGGCCGGCTAAACATTTTGGGAGTAGCAAAAATGAGCTGTTATCTTTCACCCCTGACTTCTCGCCTTAACAAGCTTTTTGAAATTGTTGATGAGCTTTGCACACTGTTAGGTAATCAGGTCTATGCCATTGTAGCGTCACTTGAAAGCCTTGTGTATGCCCGACTGCAGCTATTAGATCCTGTAGAAGAAGTTTGCGGTGATTTTTATTCATTCATCTGCAAAGAACTGATTGATGGCCTCACTGCAAATGATGTCATTAGCATTCCAGAAGCTGAGCTTATTGCTGACAAACTGCTAGACTGCTATAATAATTTGACTCCTGATCTTATTGCTGAGCTTTTATGCGTTATGAGAATGTGGGGACATCCGATGCTCACATCAGAAAAAGCAGCAGCCAAAGTCAGGGAATCTATGTGCGCTCCAAAAGTGATTGATTTTGAAACAACACTCAAGACACTTGCATTCTTTAATGAAATCATAATTAATGGATACCGTCGAAAACATAACGGAATTTGGCCCAAATGCAAATTACCACCATATGCATCATTGAGTCTTCAGGAACTTAAGCATGACAATTCTGAAATTTCACACCAATACACTCTAACACATTGGAAGGAAATCGCGTTTATAGAATTTGAGAAAAGTTTTGATGCAGATCCAGGTTCAGATTTGAGTATTTTCATGAAAGACAAAGCTATAAGTGCTCCCAAAAAAGATTGGTTGAGTGTATTTAGGAAGAGCTTAATTAAACCGCTCTGTGAAAGACTTCATCAACCCATGCCTTCATCTTACAACAGGAGGTTACTGTTGAACTTTCTTGATGATGATCAGTTTGATCCAGTTAAGGAATTGGAATATGTGACCTCAGGAGCATATCTTGATGATGAGGATTTCTGTGCATCTTACTCCCTCAAAGAAAAGGAGATCAAAGAAACCGGGAGAATTTTTGCTAAACTTACTAAGAAGATGAGATCCTGTCAAGTAATTTGTGAGTCCCTGCTTGCCAATCATGCAGGAAAATTGTTCAAAGAGAATGGAGTAGTTGTCGATCACTTAAATTTAACCAAATCATTATTAACAATGTCTCAGATTGGACTGATATCTACTAAATCCAGGCGTGCTGCAAGAGAAAATATCACTGTAGTCTCACATCTTAAATCAAGAAACAATAATCCGACACAGAGTATACAGAAACAGGCTGATCAACCCACAATTGATGAAACTACAGAAATTGCAGCCTTCTTCCTCACAACCGACCTAAAAAAATACTGTCTCAATTGGAGATACCAATCAATTATCCTGTTTGCAACATCATTGAATAAATTGTATGGCTACCCACACCTATTTGAGTGGATCCATCTGAGGCTTATGAGGAGTACTCTGTATGTGGGTGATCCTTTCAATCCTCCCAGATTCCTAAACACACTGGATTTGGACGAAGTGCAAAATGATGGAATATTCATAGTATCACCAAGAGGTGGGATAGAAGGTCTATGCCAGAAAATGTGGACAATGATTTCAATTGCAGTTATTACACTCTCTGCAACCGAATCTAGCACTAGAGTTATGAGTATGGTGCAGGGTGACAATCAAGCAATCGCAATGACAACTAAAGTACCAAGATCACTTAACCACAGACAGAAAAAGGAGATAGCTTACAATAACAGCAAATTGTTTGTTGAGAGGCTTCGATACAATAACAGGGGCCTGGGTCACCATCTAAAAGAACAAGAAACCATCATGAGTTCAGATTTCTTTGTATACAGTAAGAGGATTGTTTTCCGGGGAAGAATTTTAAACCAAGCATTAAAGAATGTGAGCAAACTTAATTTGATAGCTGATGTGCTTAGTGAATGCACACAAACATCTTGTTCCAATTTGACTACCACCATTATGAGATTGACTGAAAATGGAGTAGAGAAAGATATCTGCTATAATCTGAGCTTCTTTTTCTCGATCAAGCAACTAGTCTATGATCTTTTGTTTCCAATTACGACAATCTTTGAGGATGAGGTTACTGCCTTATATCTTAATCATCCCATCTTGATTTCTAGGTTATGTCTTTTACCATCTCAATTAGGAGGCCTTAATTTTTATTCAATTAGTAGATTGTTCAACAGAAACATAGGGGATCCCCTCACATCAGCAATTGCAGACCTTAAACGTTTCCTGGCTGCTGATCTATTGCCAAAGTGGACTATTGCAAATTTGTTAGGGAGAAATCCGGGAAAAGGGACATGGAGTACTCTCGCTGCTGATCCGTACTCGCTCAATATAGACTATCTTTACCCTCCAACAACATATCTCAAAAAACATACCCAGAGAGTCTTGATGGAAGGAAGTGTGAATCCCATGCTCCAGGGGATATTTACAGACAATGCAATAGAGGAAGAAAATGCAATTGCGAAGTTCTTATTAGACAGACCTATTGTTATGCCAAGAGTAGCACATATTGTTTTAGAGCAGACATCATGTGGAAGAAGAAAACAAATACAAGGATTCCTTGACACAACTCGGACCATAATTCGGCATGCTCTTGCAAAGCAACCACCAAGTTACAAAAAGTTGGAGAAAATTATCGACTATAATCGGTTATATCTGGCATACAATCTTGAACTGATATCCAAGCCTAATGACAAAAAGGCGGAAAGAAAAGCTAGAGAGGACCTGGTCAATGTTTGCAGCATAGATTTGGCTAAGTTACTAAGACGGATGTCCTGGTCGCAATTGCTTTCTGGAAGGCCTATTGATGGTCTTGAAACCCCTGACCCAACTGAGTTGATTCAAGGATACATTATCAATGGAAATGATAACTGTTTGGCATGCTTACAAGGAGATAGGAAATTTACATGGTTTTATATTCCAGGAAACATAACCCTTGATGCTCCTCCTGAAGACAATCCACCCATAAGAGTTCCTTACATAGGGTCGAGAACTGATGAAAGAAGGGTAGCATCATTAGGATATGTTAAGGGAGCTACACAGGCTTTGAAATCTGCATTAAGGTTGGCAGGAGTCTATATTTGGGCATTTGGCGACACAGATGACAATTGGAATGATGCGCTCAATCTTGCTAGCACCCGGGTAAACATAACCTTAGAACAACTGAGGACTCTGACACCAATGCCAACCAGTACCAACTTAACCCACAGGCTTGATGATGGATTAACACAGATGAAGTTTACACCAGCCAGTTCTTATGCAATTTCAAGCTATGTTCATATCTCAAATGATAATCAGAACCTTGAAATTATGGATAAGCAATTGGATTGCAATCTTATCTACCAACAAATTATGCTGTTAGGATTGGGAATTATAGAAACTTGGTTGCAATTGCCTCAGTACCAGAATATAGATGATTTTTCTGTCCATCTACATACTGAGGGGTCTTGCTGCATAAGAGCTGTAGACATGTGTGTTATCAATGAGACTTCTGATGAAGTGCCTCCAATGAGTGTCCCTTATGGTAATAAATTTGTTTATGATGATTCACCATTGGATCATGATCAACAGGTTAAAATTGAGAACTTAAGCTTTCAGGCTAATATCACTGGCTTAGATATAATACCAACTGAAGAAAAGATCCCTCTCCTTGCACATTTTGTAGGACTGCAATTTGCTCATAGCCTTACTGGTTTAGATGAGGCTACTTCCTTGGTTAACGATGCAGTTATAGAGACTGATTATGCTAACAATTGGATCAGTGAATGTCTCAATACATACATGGATAAGGTGTTCTATTATACTGCATGGAACATGCTGCTTGATTTGTCATACCAAATGTATTACCTTAGGGTTACTGGAATAACTGCAATTTTGGACTATATGACATTGATTCTTGATAGAATACCGGGTCTTGCACTAACTGGGATTGCCTCAACAATCAGTCACCCCAAAATATTAAGGAGGTTAATCAACCTCGGAATTGTAATTCCTAGTAATTCTCCATATTTAGCAACACTTGATTATCATAAAATGTCCACTTTATCTATCATGTGGGGAGTTCAGAGTGTTCTCAGTGACATCAGCTCAGGGTTAGATATTGAACTTATCATTCCCTCTGAAGATAGTACAGAGTTATCTGACAGAGTTTTGAATCTTGTTGCAAGAAAGCTGTCTTTAATCTCACTTGTGATTGGACACGGGAGTGCTCTGTCGTATGTTAGAGGACTGACCCCTGATGTCAAGTGCAAAACATTGACAGAGAAATTAATTGTTATCATTGAAACAACAATCACCGATCCTGAGCAAAGAGGCAAACTCTCAACATTAGTTACTGAACCAAAAATATCAGCATTTCCAAGTAATTTGTATTATCTTATGCGAAAGTTACTCAATTGGATTAGGGATTCAGATAAAGCTCAGCAATTAATTGCAATGTTTTATGATAGTTTTGGATATATGGAATTTCAAACCTCAGATATCTCTCCCATTAATCATAGCATCGATACATGTACATCCAATTCGTTAACAATTCACGATAAAGTGAGTAACATACTGGATTATGATACTGTTGCAGAAAAGTATGCCTACCCAAAATGTGATCCATCACTACAGTACCACATGAAACCTGTTGCAGATCCTCCTGTACATCATATATTAAGACCCATAGGATTGTCTTCAACTTCTTGGTATAAAGGCTTGTCCATTCTGAATGTTCTATCTTGCTCTAAAGTTCCTACAGGGAATCATCTCTATCTTGCTGAGGGGAGTGGCGCCCTGATGACTCTCATAGAATCTTATATACCTGCACAGAAGATATATTACAACAGCCTGTTTTCAAGCGGTCAGTGCCCTCCACAACGGAATTTCCAGCCAATGCCAACTCAGTTTACAGAAAGCATGGTGTACATGAACATCCAAAATGGCTATGGGAATAGTGATTTGATTGATCAAGAATTTATTGCTTTGTGGAGTGGAGTGGAGAGACAGACAGACTTAAGCAAGAAAGATTGTATTGAATTCATACTCCAGCAGATTCCATCACAATCATTGTCATTAATATCCTCAGATATTGAAGAGGGAATAGGTAGTAATCTTACTCAACTGTCAAAGGCTACAATAAATTCTGTCTTACTATCATATGTACTTTTGAAAGATGGCGGGTTATTAATAATGAAGATTAATTTGACTCCTTTTTGCAAATTCTCACAATTGATAACACTCTTAAGCTCAAAATTTAAGAACATAAAAGCTGTAAGGTCATCATACTCTGACCCAAGTACAGACGAATTATATCTGGTTGCAACAGCATCAGGAGATTCCTCAGTTGGGGATTTCAATGCAGCAAGATACAATTCGGATATTCTTGATAGTGAGTCATTTACACTAGTTTCACCTCAATTGCTCCTAGATCTACATCATGGGATTACTGAGAATCAGAAAACAGTATATGATATAATAGAAATGCAAATTTCAACTGGTCAGTGTTTTGAGAATATTGAAGATCATGAGACTTTAATCAAACTAGGTAGTAGCACTCAAAGAAATAGACTAATGACATCCCCAGCCGCTGAGTCAAGATCAGAATTGCTAGAACGGATATCTGATATTATCACTCTCTACCTGAAGGAGACAATAAATATAATTGAGTCATCACAGCTAGATAGGAATCGATTGTTATACAACTCATACAATGTCTCTAGTTATGGGAAAATTAGGACTTCTGCCAAATTGAGTGCAAAGTTGGTACTTGACATCTTCATAAGAAATTGGATTAATTTGGGAGTACCTCTGAGAAAAAGAATTGCAGGTATGATAGAAAAGGGGTATTTTTGTGTTGGTGAAACCATTTCATGTAAGGATTATTTGTCATTCTGTAAAGCAAGAAAATACTTGTTAAAGACTATTGGGATCGATCAGCTAGCAGTAGAATTGGAACAAAATCTTTCTTGTGAATTTCAAAGATCCGAGCAAAAGAAACTCTGGAAGAACATAGGATGCATTGCATTCATTGAATCCATTGAACCCGGTGATTTCAATTCACCAGAGCAGATTTTCCAGGATGATGAAATTGAGGAGCGCGACATCGGAGGCGAATTGCTGTAACCAGGGAAACCATAAAGTTTTAACTGCAGTTTTAAGAAAAAACCCATTTAGATTTTCCCCTTGGT